TCGGCAAGCGCCTTGCGTGTCTGCGCCTGCTTTTCCGCGATGCTGGCCGGAATGGCGGCGGCCTCGCCCTGCGCTTTCGCGGCATTCGCCTGCGCGAGCATATTCTCAACCGCGGGCTTAGACTTCTGCCAGGTCCCGTAATACTGCGAGAAAAGCTGCGGATCGTAGGGATGATCCAGGCGCGACGTGTCCACGCCCTGGCTCTTAAGCTGCGCGATCACGTTCGGATACACGGCCGCGCGCTGATCATCAGGCAGGCCGTTCATGTACTCAAACGCCGGGCCCGTGAGATTGTACGCGTCAGTCGCGGCCTTGAGCCTGGCCTGCTGCGCTTCGGCCACGGCCTTATCCTGCTGCGCGAACTGCGTGGCCTGCTCCTGGGCTGCCATCGGGTTCACGCGCGAAAGGAACGACACCACGCCCTGCTTATTGAGCTCGCCCGTCTGCGGATCCGTGTTCGCGGCGTATGCCTGGAGCATCGCGGTCCTGGTCTGCATCTGGATCTGCTGCTGCTGCGACTGATAGGCGAGGCTTGCGAGCGACATCGCTTTGGCCGCGTTATCGAGCGGCGAGATGGGCTGCTGGGGCTGGATCTGCTGGTAAATGCTTGCGTCGATTGCCATGATTATTGCTCCGCGAGTTCCATGTAAGGGCTAACCGAAGCGCTCGGTGGACCCATCGGCGTGATCGTGGTGCCTTCCCCGCCCATTGTCATTTCAGGGGCTTGCTCCGCTGACTTTTGCGGGAACATGCGGTTCAAGAATAACCCCTGCATGCCCGTGTTCGCGGTCCCCGTGAGCGCCCCGCCCCAGGCGTTCGCGCTTGCGATGCCCGCAGCACCCTGCGCGTTCGCGGCCCCCGTCATGTAACCGCCGATCTGGTTTGCGGCGTTCATCCCCGCCTGCGCGGTAACACCATTCGCGGTCTGGCCCAAGCCCGCGAGCGAAGCAAGCCGGTTGAACCGACTCGTCTGGTTATTCGTGAAACGGTTGTACGCATTCTGGTATTCGTTTGAGGCGTAGTCCTGGGAGTACTGGGTCAGCGCCTTGAGCGTACTGCCGCTCCCGAGGCTCCCGCTTGCCGCTGCCGAGCGCTGGATTGCATCCTGCGCCTGCTGGAGCCGGAACTGATAGCCCGGATCCGCCTGGAAGTCAGACATTCCGAAGTCGTGCTGGAAGGACGGATCCTGCATCTGGGTCAGCGCGCTTGCGCCTGCCGTGCGCCAGGGCTGCTGATCGGCACGTGTCTGCTCGAACTGCTGATTCTGGAGGTTTGCGGCATAGTTTGCGGCTGAGGCCTGCCTATCCGCCGCATCGCTTGTGGCCTTTGACGTCATGTACGCGCCTGCCAGTCCCGCGACCGCGGCGCCTCCGATTGCTACCGCTACGGCGCTCATTCTTTGCCTCCTTCAATCTGAGCCATACCCTCAGACCCGAAAACCTGTTCAAACGTGTCCGCGAAAAGCCGGTCCTCAACGCGCGCAAGCTCCTGCTCATCGTCCGCGTTCTTGTGGACCGTGATCCAGACCGAATCCTCATGCGCGTAGCCTACGCGCTTCATCCCAGGCTGGGAGCGGATGACGGTTGACGCCTTCACGCGCTTCATTCCGTCCTCGGTCCAGACGGTGAGCTCGCCCTGCGAGAGGATATTCATGTGCTCAGTCTTGTGGATCCGGCCCGTGAGCACGGTCCCCTTCGGGATGAAAAGCTCGCGCATATAGATCCCAGGCGCGAAATGGTGTTTCGTGTCGAAATCCTCGGCCGTCAAATGCTCCGAATGGGCGCGGATCGCGGCCTCAAAGGCCAGGATCTTCCGCCGCATCTCGGCTGCAGAGCGCACGGGCCCGGGCACGGCAAGCGCGCGGCTGATCGCGTCCTCTGGGCTGATGGGCGTGAGCTCCCGGGCCTCGTTCATCGCGTTCACGCGCTGGGCGCGGCCTCCGGAGACGCATGCGCCTGAGCCTCGGCCGCGGCAGGCGCCTCGGCCGCTTCAACGGCGGTCGCCGCGACGGCCGCGATGGCCGCGGCGGGAGCGGACTTCTTGGAAAACTTCGCGATGAGATCCACCTCCGCCTGCGCGCGGTCCACCAGGTGCTGGAGGAACGCCTCAGGCTGGCGGCCCGGGATCATCTGGAAAAGGGCAATGAGCGCTTTCAAGAAACCGATGAAAGCCACGCCCACGACGCCAACCGCGCCCAGGAGATCGCCCCAATGATTGAACGCGAACAGGAGAAACTGGAAAAACTGCGCCATAGCTTTACTTCCTTCCTTGGGTCGCCTGGAGATTCTTCTGGATATTCTCAATGTTTGCCTTGATCACGGCAATATCTGTTTTGATCGACTGACTATCGCTTTGCGCCTGCTCGACCCGCGAGACGCGCTCCTCAAGCTTCGCCTCAGCAAGCGAGACCGTGTCGGCCTGGAATTTCGTGTTCAGGATCAGATTGTATCCGAACAGAATCGCGCCTCCTACGCCCATGAGCACGCTGAAAGATACGGTTGAGTTTTCAGTGATGGCCTTGATCGCGTCTCTCACGGGTACCCCCTTGCCACGCGCACGCATTCCCAGGCGGCAGTGCCCGCGTTGTAGCGGAACTCGACCTGGTCCGTCTTGCCGGCTGCTGTCGTGAGCGTCGGCATGGCGACGTCGGTGCCAAAGTGGAAGGAGGCGTCCCAGGTCACGGTCCTCCCGCCCGTCCCGTCCTGCTTGAGCCTGATCGTGATGAGCTGCCCGTCAGTCGGGTAGAGAGGCGCAGCAAGCGCCCGGTTTCCGCCCAAGGTCACGTCAAAGACCGAGCCTTTGGATGCATCGACTGTGATCGTGGGAGCGTCGATCATCCCGACCCGCGCCTGGGCGACAAGCGCCTGAAAGAACTTCATCCAGACAGCGCTGACCGCGCCCTGGAGGTCGATGAACTTTGCCGTAACCGGCACCTGAGGCATGCCCATCAGCTTGCCTCCTCCTCGATTTCGATTTGCGCGCCGATCAGCGTGACCTTGACCGGGTCACTGATCCGCACGCGATACACGCGGTCGCGCGCCATGCCAAGCCGCGTGAAGCGCGCGCGGGTCTTCCTCGCCCCGATTGCGCCGATCGATGCCGTGCGCTCGCTTGACCACGTATGGCCGCCGTCGTTACTCCATTGGAGCGCGACCTGAGGAGCCGCGCCCTGGCCCGTATTCGTGCCCACACCCGTCTCAAGCTCAAGCTCAAAGAGATAGTGCGACAGGAACTTGCGCTCCTGTGAGATATGGGGCGCCGAGCGCTCGCGCACGATCGGGTTCCCGTTATCCGTATAGACGTTGGGATCAAGCGCGTAAATATTTCCCGATGAATAGTCGCCCACGACGTTCGTATTGTACGCGAACGCATGGCAATCAGCCGGGTGCCGCTGATAGGCGCCCTGGCTGAGGTAAGCGCGCTCATGCCACATGCCTGTCGCGACGTCATACGCCCAGGTCGTCTGCGCGCCCGGGAGATTGAGCACGTAAAACGCGTGGCCTCCTTCTGAGTACGTATAGGCGCGCGCCGAGGATAGGTCGCCCAAAGACGCGATCACGGTTTCAACGGCGAAATTCGAGATGCGCTCAGGCTGAAAGCCCTGCGCGCGATAGACGACGCCGCGGCCTGTTGCGTCCCTGCCGAGCCAGAAAACCTGATTCTGGATCTTTGCGATTGAGAAGCCCGCATCACACCCGATTTCGATCAGGGCGCCCGGCACGCGCTGGAAAGGCGGGTTGGCGTTTCCGACGTTTTGAAAGATCTCAAGTGAGAGCGAACCAAAGAAGTAGAGATATTCCTGGCATTCGATCATGCCCGTCAGGCTATCAGGCGAGCCTTCAACCGTGCCGACGTCAAGCCCCGTGAAGGTAATCGCGCGCAGCTTCGTGTTAAAGAAATTCTGGGAGCCTGGCTTGATAAAGATCAGATAGCCGTCCATGAATTCCGCCTGGCTTGCGCCCAGGAAAGTGGGATCCGAGATCTGCGCGAACACCTGCGCCGTAAAGTCGTACGAGTAGCCGTAAGGCCCGTCCACGACGACAAGAACGCTTCCGTTGTCCTTGATCGACACGGGCCCTAAGCTCGTGCTGAGCGTGCCGACCGCCGCCCAGGCCCAGAGCGCGCTCACCTGATAGAGCGTGTTGCCGCCCACGGCCCAGAGCTGCCCCGTTGTGTCCGTGTACGTCCCGCGCACCGGGCCCGTGGGCAGCGTCGCGAGGAGCCTGAGTCCTGGCGTGCCGACGTAGCTCGCAGGCTCGCCTTCAGCGCCTGTCCCCGCCTCGTTCATCTCCAGATAGAGATTGATCGCGCGCTGGGCGTCGACGTTCACGCTCTGGAGGCTATAGCTTGGGCCGATGAAGCCTGGGAATCTCATGCGCTCATCCTGAAAACGCCCCGGGAGGCGTGGGCCAGGCGGGCTGCGTGGGATCGGTCGTCTGCTCAGGGAGCGCCCGGAGCGCCTGGCGGTAAAGCTCCCAGTTCGCGTGCGTGGTCGCGTCTAACTGGTTATCGGGCATCTGCGTCCAGTCGCAGGAGGCAAGCAGCGCGTTGCGCTTCGCGCGGAGTACTGACCACGCGGCGGCGGTCGCTTCCTCAGGCGTTAGGGCGGGAGGCAGCGCGGGCTGGTTTCCAGCAGCGCACCACGCCTGGTAGGCTTGCCAGTCGGCGCTGCCAGAATCGCTTGGGATCCAACGCTGAATGCCGCTGTCATCGGTACCGATGATAATGTCAGAGCGGATGCTACCTTGAGCGTCTTTGGTTTGCTGGTAGTTCATCGTTTAAATCTCCGCGTCGGCTGTCCAGTTCATTTTTACGAGGATTGAATAGCCCACTGTGCCCGTAGCAAGTCCGGTCATATTCAAGCTGAATTGATTTACCATGCTCTGATATACGGTTAGTCCGGCTGCTGAGTTATATCCCGTAACGCTGGAGCCGCTCAGATTAATGTAGCTGACCGCACTGGCTGTTGCTGAGCCCGGGTCATAAAATGTCAAAGTTGGTGTTGCTCGTTTTGTTACTTTAAATCTCGCAGCCTGAGTAATTGCTGCGGAAGTAGACCAATAAGTGGCGGTCGCCGTCTCAAGCGTTGCAGCTTGGGTAGCCGGAGCGGTATTTACAGGAAAGCTTGATTCATAAAACCGCTGACACATGGTCAGTTCATCGCCAGCGTTCGCGCCAGCCGTGGAAAACGAGGCAGCGTTCGGTCCGAGATTGAGCATCGGCTGCTCAACAATGAAGCCGTTTCCGAGGTCGCTCACGTTGCCCGTGCTCACTCCGCTGGCGTAAACCACTATGAAGTAGCTTCCCGCAGTCGTTACAGCCGTGCCCATTGCCACGTTCAGGAGCTGGCCCAGGGTGAAGCCCGTGCTATTGACCGCCACGGTCTGACTTGAGATCAGCGTTGTGGGAAGGCCGGAGGTGATGCCGTGCTTCGCTTCACTCGTGACATAGCCAATCGCGATCGTGACCTGATTGACATTCCCCTGCGCCTTGATCTGCATGGATAGCGAGGCGGTCTGATTGTAGAGGCGCCTCGAGGTCGCGTTGTCGAGCGACTGAGCGAGATTGATCCCGTACGCAACGCCTGCGGTGGGCGCCGTCGAAACCGTCACCTTCATGCCGTACATGGACTGCGCATTCGTCGCCGCGACCTGCGCATAGGTCAGAATGCCTGCGGCGCCCAGGCTATTCGTCATGTAAAAGCGGTCGGCCTGGTAGGCGGTGCCACTATTCGCGGTCGTCGTCGAAGTCCCGCGCTGCCAGAGACCGGCGTCGGCGTTGAGTAGGAAATTTCGCGCAGCATACTGTGCAGGAATATCGGCCGCTACGATCTTTCGGAACGTGGGGTTGGCGTTAGAGCCAGAGGTTGGCCCCATGAGCGCCGTATTGGCCGCTTGTGCATTGAGCGAGGCGGTGACCGTGCCGGAACTGGTGACGGCGGTGCTCGGCGTGGAACTGAGGACAGTGCCGTCGCCTGTGAAAGTCACGGAAGTTACCGTCCCGGAGCCTCCAACACTCTGGGCCGCAAGGTTGTATGTCCAGGAGGCGGTCCCCGTGCCGCCTGCCGTATTCACGCAGGTAACGGTCGCGGTTTGGTTCGCGGCGACGGTCACAAGCGTATTGCCGCCCGAGGTCTGGACCGTGAGCGCGCCCGTGGACTGATTCTGAATGATCCAGGTCTGGCCGTTGACGAGCGTTGTTGCGACGGGAAGCGCGACCGTTTGAGTCGTCGTTCCGGTAAAGTTTTGGATACCGGCGCTTGATACCGTAAGCGTCGTCGTGCCTGCAGCGGTCGCCGTCGTGGCGTACCCGTCAATCATGTTATTGGCGGATAGGTTCTTATTCGCGTCCCATTGCGAAATGACTGACGCCGTAGGGGTAGTACTGAATTGTGTCCACGTCATGGCGGAGGATCCGCCGCCCTGGCTCGTCAGCACCTGGCCTGCGCTGCCTGCGGTCGTGGGCCAGTTCCAGTTGTACGTGCCTGCTGCGGCCTGAGTCTGGAGCGTGACGGCGCCAGACGTGGAACCATTTTGAGTGACAGTGCTGCTAAAGGTTGCAGCACCGCTTGAGCTTATTTGGAAAAATAAAGTTCCTCCATTATTTATATCGAATGTCCCGCCGCCGTTCTCAAGCGTCCATGTACTTGCGCCGGTTACTGTATTCGTAAGGTTGATCTTTGCGAAGTTTGAACGAGTTGAGGTAATCAGCCCGGTCGAACTGAATGAACCGTTCACAGTGTGCGTCTGCGTGCCGCCGCTTACTCCCCAGGTGAATGCTCCCGCCGTCGAGATTCTCATCCACTCATTATTGGCAGTAGAGATAACAAACGGAATGACTCCGCCGGCACTGTAGTTATTGAACAGGCCCCACACGCTGTTGGTATTGTCCACGAACAGCTGAGCGCGCCGGTTATTCGTCCCATCGTTCACCAGAGCCATGAGCGCGGCAACGCCGCTGGTCTGTGAATCCTGAATGCTCGGGGTATTCCCGCTCGCGTAACCCAGTGTATTGGTCCCGAAACCTGAGAGGACGCCTGCGCCGGTTTTCACGGTGCCTGAGAATGTGGCGCTCGCGAAAACTGCAGTACCGGTGAACGTGGGGGACACGCTAAAAGCGACGTTCCCGGTGCCGGTCGTGCCAGAGACGGTCGTGCCAGAGATTTTGCTAACACTCATCGCGCTCTGAGTGCCGGTCACGTCACCCGAGAAGCTTCCGGTCACGCTGGTCGCCGTATTTGCGCTCAGCGCGGACGTCGCGGTCCCTGCCGTATAGACCGAGTAGCCTGCCGAATTGCCGAGATTCGTCTGGTCCACGACATACCACATCTCGCCCGTGTCGGTCTGCTTTACCGTGTCGCCATTCTGAACGGTCGCGGTCGTAAGCGCGTACCGCGCGGTCTGGTTTGCGACGACGACGAGCCGCTCAAGGGCCGCTGGCGGCACCTGCGTGATCGGAACGAGGCCCGAGGAGTCAAGCGAGGCGAATCCGTTCGCGGCACCCTTGGCCGCGTTGATCGCCGCGATGGCGGACGTGTTAGTTGAGATATTTGACGTATTCGTCGCGATATTGGCGGTATTGGTCGCGACCTGATCGGAGACGATCGTCCAGTTGGAGGCGGGCGCCGTCCCGCTTGAGGAGGTCGTGACGCCTGTGATCTTGAGATTCCCGATCAGCCCTGACAGCGTGTTCGATCCCTGGCTGTACTTGACTCCGACGCCGATCGTGCCGCCGGTGGAGTAATTGGCGGAAGTGTTCGTGATCGAGACGTTACTGGCCGAGAAATTCTCGCAGGCATAGAACTGAATGCCGATATCGTTTGCGGTCCCTTGGCCGAAATTGCGCAGAGTCAGGTTCGAGAACTGGATGTCTGAGTTAAGGTTCGACGCCGTGTAGACGGTCGATCCTTGCCCGACCAGGATCCCAACCTGGTTATTCGTCGTCGTGAACGCGGCCGTATTGAAGAAACAATGCACGTTATCGAACGACACGTTGTGGGAGGTGTCAACGACGATGTAATTCGAATTGCAGGAGTCCATCTGCAGGTGCGCCAGATGCACCTGCTCGCAGCCGTAAAGCGCCAGGCCAATATCGGAATTCACGCAGAGGAGATTCTGCGCGAAGATGTCAGAAGCGCCATTAAGCTCGATGCCATAGATCACGCCGCCATCGATTTCGATGTCGCGCAGATAGGCATTGAAGCCCTTCATGTAAATGCCAATGTTATTGTAAGGCGCGCCCTTCGCAAGACCGATCACTTTCACGCGCGCAATGGAGGATTGCAGGGCGCCAGTGCTTGAGGCTGATATCCCTGAGAGGTTTCCAATCGAGTTGCAATGGACCTGAAGGTCCAGGATCCCGGTATTGATCGCGGTCGTCGATAGAACGAACGTGCCTGTGAAAGGCGCTTTGGCCTTAATGACCGAATTATCGCGCGAGGTGCCCTGGAGGATCACGTTACTCGGGATCGTGATCGTGGATGAGACGATGTAGCCCGCGGTCGATTTCGGGAAAAACACCACGCCGCCTCCTGCAGCATTGGCGGCCGTGACGGCGGCAGTGATTGCGGCCGTGTCATCCGTCACGCCGTCGCCTTTGGCGCCAAACGTGGTCACGTCGCTTGACGGCAGAAGAGACGTCGTGGCCTTCGTGAGTAGCACGTTGGAGCCAGACGCCGTTCCGATCCAGAGCTGGCCTGTGTCCTCGGTAAAGGCAAGCTGCCCATCTTGAAGCTGCGGGAGATTGGCGAACAGACCGCGCGCGATCTTTGGAGGAGGTTGGGGAATACTCATTAGAAAGTGCCTCCGTCGATATCCTGGAGAATCGTCCCGATCATGGCAGCCCACTCAGGGGACGCGCCGCCGGGCGAGCGGTTGAGCACTGCGAGATCGCACGTCATGTAGACGGGCTTGAAGTTCGCGCGCTTGATCTCTGAAAGCGATTGGATCGCGATCTCAGCGACGATCTCGCTCGGCGTTTTGCCGTACTCAGGCGCAAGCTCGATGGCGAGGTTGTACCGGAGCGCCCGGTTGTACCCCTTCGGAAGCGCGATCGCGGTATCGAGTGTCAGATTCGCAAGCGGCTTTGAGGTGTAAAGGACCAGGCTTTGCGACTGGCTTGGAATAGGCCAGAGGTTGATATTGTCGAGCGGATAGGTGTCCTCGGAGTAAAGGATCGCGGGATAGGTCGATGTCATTCCCTTAAGCGGGATCCGCGCGAACTCGGCCTCAGTCACGATCTTGATTGGGAGTTCAAGCGCGGGGCTGGTGCCTGCGACCTGAAGCCAGGCATTCTCGTACGTCATGGGGCGCGCGGTATTGAAATTTCCGCCTGAGCCGATCGTGTACGTCTGCTGGCCTGCGGTCAGCGGGAAAACCTCGCGCGTGATGGCCGGGATGAGTAAGTCGTCATTACTCCAGCTATCGATCATGTCATTGAGCGAGGACAGGCCATCCGTGGCCTGCGCGCTATCCAAGGCCTCGCCCGAGGCCACGACCCCGATCAGTCTCAGTGCTCCTGTAACGAGGTCGCGCCCGGTCATCGGTTACTTCGCTCCGGCCGCGCGCGCCTTGGGCGCCTTCTCAGCGGGCTTCTCAGTAGGCGCCTTGGGAGCTGCCGCGGCGAGCTCGCGCCGGGCCGCGATCGCGGGATCGGGCTTCCGTCCTGGGCAGGTCTCAACGCCAAAGTCAGCGGGACTGTCGTGCCAGTCGCTTCCCAGTGTCGCCTCCTGATGGGCGGTATGGACGATCTTCGGGCCCAGCGTCCGGTGATATTTGAATTTCGGATAATGCATCGAACGAATCCTTTCGTTATTGGTCTGCAAACGTCCTCAGCACGAGGGGAAAGAGACGCGCCCGTAACCCAGGGAGAGATCCCGAGCGCGCCTCCTCCTCGTGGCTCAGGGCTGAATCAGCCCTGAATGCGGCAGGCCAGTTCCGGATAGATCGCCTTCCAGCCGTAGAGAACGTCCAGACGGCACGGGAACCGATCGTTCACGATGTCGTACTGGCGAACCATACGGACCGAGACGCCCAGCTGATTGTCAGAGATCCGGGATGCCATATCGACGCCGCCCGGAAGCGGGAGGTCCGCCATTCCGAGACAGAAAGCGTCGCGATGGTAGGCCAAGTTCGTCGGCGTCGCCTGGCTTGCGGGGGCGAACACGGTGATCGCAGCGCCGTCAGCCGGAGCCGAGTCAACCGTCTGGAACGCGCCCGAGGTGGTGATGGCGGGCGAAATGGCGATCGACCCGTTGCCGGAGCCGTCAGACGAGAAGTCAGCCGTCACGACGAACTGGCGCAGCTGGCCCGTTGACTGCCGGGTCTGCGGGTTAACCGCATTGACGCCAGCGATCGTGAAGATGTCGCCCTGCTTCAGGCGAACGGCGGCCGAAGCGGTCCAGCCCTTCGTGGAAAGGGTCGATCCGGTCTGGCCCGCGCCGTTGACGAGAGGCGTGCCGCCCTGCTGGCCTGCGGTATGGTTCCAGATATTCTGGTCCATGCTCCATTTGAAGCCGCCGGCGAGACCCATGGTCCCTTCCTCGTACTGATCCTTGATCTGGTTTGAGGATTGGAACAGGCCCTTAAGCGCATCGACCATCGAGGCCTGAGCGACAGGCCCGATCACGACAGAGCGGAGCCCATCGCGCGGGCAGGCTTCGAAGTCCATCTTGGCGCCAGCGTCCAGGAACGTCCGCAGCGTGGAGGGCGTCGTGCCCGGGGTGCCGACCTGGTTATAGACGCTCTTATAGAGCGCCATGCCGTCGTTATCGATCTTGTTTGCGACAACGGCCATGGCGGGCTTCAGGAAGCGGCTTGAGAAATCGTCCAAGGACAGGGCGAGCTCCTTCGAGGTGAACTGGACGTCCACACCGAACTGATTGGCAAGCTGCAGGGGCACGCTCGTCTCCGTGTGGTCTTCGACCGACAGAGTCGCGCCCGAGCGTCCGACGTAGCGCGCAGGCTTACGGATGTTCAGCGTATCGCCGATCTTGGCGCCCGACTGAGCGAACGCGCTATCGTACTGGCGGTTGACGCCTTTCGTGAAGGTCAGGTTGTTCTCGAGCACGCGCAAGGCTTCGCGCGTGATCATGCTAATGGTAAGTAATGAGTTCGACATAGGCTTCAGCTCCTCCTAGTTTTGAGCTGCCCCTCCCGCCATTTCTTGAACTCCTGATAGTTCATCTGGTCAGGCGACTTCTCAGTCGCCCCACCGCGTGCGTTCACAGGCGTCAAGGGCTTCGGGGCGTTGGTGATTCGTTTGGGTTGGGGACTTGTGGTCTCAGACGCCTTGGATGCGATCCGCGCTTCAAGCTTCCCGATCTCGCGAGCCAGCGCCATGGGGGCAAGCCGCGCGATGCGGGCTGCTTCCTTGGGATCCTTCGCCAGCTCATAGAGGAGCTCAGGGCCGTTATCCGAGGACTTGATGACCTGCTCGAGCGCAGGGGAGGCCGGCACGTCGCTTAAGCCGTCCTGCAGGATCTCGTCAAAGTCGTCATGCTTTGACCGAAAGGCCTGCACCCGCTCCGCGTGCTCGCGGTCCAGGCGCTGGGCTTCGGTTTCAGCTCTCGACTTCTGCTGCTTTTCAGCCTCTGCCTTCCGCTCGGCCAGGATCTCCTGCTTGGCTTCCCAACGTGCTAACGCCCTGACGAATTTCGCATGATCGTCAAAGTCGTTCGGGTCAGGTTCCTTTTCGGAGGGTGCAGCTTGCGCCTGATCGACCTTGGGAGCGTCCTGCTTGGTAGCCTGGGCGCCTTTCAGCGCCTGCTGCTTCCAATATTCCGCCTCCTGCTGCGCCAGCGTATAACGCTGGTTGAGCTTGTCGATCCGACGCTGAAAGCCGCCTTTCTTCTTTCCTTGCGGCTTGCCTTCGGTCGTCTCTGTCTCGTTTTCGGTCTCGGCTGATTCAGATTCCCCTTCGGTCTCTGACCCGCCGGTCTCGTTCTCGCTTACGTCCGTGTCGTCTGCTTCCCCGGGTTCCGAGGCCTGGGAGTCGTTCTGACCTGCGGCCTTTTCGGCCGTAGTCGCGGAGGAGTTCGCTTCAGTCGCAGGCGCGCCTTGCGTGGTCTTGCCTAAAGCGGCCGTGACCTGCTCGGGCGTGTCTGTCGTCGAAGTGAGATTGATGGTCATGGGTTTCCTTCCATGGGTTGACCTGGTGTAGTGCCCCCGCCAGTAAGGTTTTCAGTGCCCCCGATATGGCCAATCCCAGCGTAGTTTCCGCCATCGGCCCCCTCGGGGTTGAAATCGTTTTGAGCCTCGATCTGCTGCTTCTCGTGAAGCAGCTGCATGCGTTGCTGGATTGCCTCGATCTGCTTATTCATGAGCGCGATGTCCTCGCGCGAGCCAAGCTCAGCGGCCTTCATCTCAAGCTGCGCTTGGATGCGCGCAAGCTCGACTCGTTCCTTGTGCTCAAGCTCGAGCTTCTTTGTCTCGATGACCTTCGTGCACTCATTCAGGTTTTGCGTGAGCTGCTGAATAATCTGCGCCTGCTGCATGAGCTGCGCTTGCGCCTGAGGCGGCACCTGCTGGCGCTTGGGATCGTCATCCAAGCCTGGAGGCAGCGTTTTCTTGAGCCGCTCGGCCAGCTCCTGCGCTCCCGGCCAGTCCATGTTTTTCACAAGCAGATCGCCTGCGATCTTAAGGAGATCGGGCGCGGCCCGGACCATCTCCTGCATGCCTTCGGCCGCCTCCTCGCGCTTACTGGCGAAGCTTGGGCCCGTATCGACCGTCACGTCGTAGCGTCCGGTCGTGACGTCATAGAGCTGCTCTTTTCCGCCTTCATCCGGATGCGCCTGATTCAGGAGCACGACCTTGGCCGAGTCATCGGCGCCAATGATGCGCACGGCGCGCGCGGTATCGTACACGTGCGGGATCGCCTCGATCAGGATCCGGCCCGCGTGCTTGAGCGAGCGCTTGAAATTGTCCGAGAAATGGAAGTTCGCGGTCTGGACCTGGCCCGCGCGCGCTTTGATCGCAACCCCTGCCGTCTCGTTGCTCTGCGCGCCGACGCCCGCGTCATAGACGCCGGTCGTGCCTTTTAAGTCCTCGGCTGCGCCCATGGCTGCTTGAGTAATGGCCTGGGTCGCAGGCTCGTACTGCTGGCGCTGAGGAGGCGGGACGGGGCCTCCCCCGATTGCGGTCGCCTTGTAGGGCAGATAGGCGTGGTTCTTGCGGTTCGCGGTCGCCCAGATATGTTTATAACCATCGATCTGGCCTTCAGCCGCGATGTAAGGCGCGCGCGGGGCAAGCGCGATGGTCTCGGTCTCAGCTGACTTCCAATAATTCAGCATCCGCTGCGCATCTTTCGCGTGGCGGATGAGGCCTTCTAAAATGCGCTTTCCGTTTACGACGAGCTCCGCGCCGTAAACTGGCACGATCGGGATAAACGTGCCAGGCCAGGTCGTTTCTTCCAAAATCTCCTGGCCATTGATCTTGTACCATTTGATGGTTGGGATCCGCGTCTTGCGCTTGGCTTTAACGCTGCCATCGAGCCTTCCGCCTCGCGCGTTCGCTTGCGCGATTGCGGCCTGCCGCTGCCCAAGCTCGGCCTCCGTGACCGTCTCGCCGGTTCCGAGCAGGTAAATGGTTTCGTCATGCCACTCTTTACAGAAATACTCCGCAACGCGGGCTGAACCGTCTTTGAACCAGGCAGGCGCCTGAAGGCCCAAGGACTCCCATTCGGCGCCAGGCGCCGAAAGCGTCGACTCAGGATAGCGCGCCTCGTACTCCTCGCGCGACATATCCTCGACGATAAACGCGTACTGGGCGTCTGACCCATCGGCCTCCTGGGAGTTTGGATCAAAGAACACCGTCATGGGATCAAGCACGCGCTTGATGTAGAGTTCCTGGTCAAACGAATCGGGTGCGGCGTACGCGGTCGTGATCCGAAAGAACCCGCGGCCCGTTGCGACCTGGTTGTCTGATGCCGTGTCGTACGCTGATTCGGCATTCGAATTGTACTCGATATGCCGAATGAGCCCTTGGATCACTTCAGCGGTTGATTCGGTTGCCTGGCTATCTACCGGATGCACCTTGATCGCCGGGCGATTCTGGCGCTGATCGTTCGTGACCTGGTTACAAAGCTGCGGAAGGCGATTGATCGTGAGGCACGGCCGCCCATCCGCCTCGCGCTCGGCGCGCTGGGCGCGCTCCCACTGCTCGCCAGCCCGGAAGCGCTGGTCATCGAGCGCTGCTAACCGCTGCTCGGTCTCGGCCTCGCTTGCCAGGCGCATGCGCTCGCGCGCAAGCTTAAGCACGTCCTCGCGCTGCTGGGAGGCCTCCGTGCCCGCGTCGCCCGATTCGGCGCCGATTGTCTGCGCCGATACTTCGGCTCCGTTTTCAATGTCTGCCACGACGTATAATCGTGAGGCGCGGAAAGTTTAAGACTACTTCAAACTGTGTTTAGAGAAAGTTTCGATTGAGATATCACGCCATCCAGCCCTGCGCGCCCATGCTCGAATAGTCGGGCTCGGTGGATCCCGCCTCAGCGCGCTTCATCGTCTGAAGGAGCGCAAGGGTGTAGGCCGAGGCGAAATCGGGCGAGCGGCCGATCCGTGCGATGATCTCATCACGCGACTCGACCTTGACCTTTGCGCCTTGGAGCTTCCACTTGGGCGCGCAGAGATCCGCTTTGAGCCGCGAATCATTGGGAAGCGCGATGCCGGTATTCGCGGCAGGATCGAGCGCCTCGCGCATCTTCCACCAGAGCTGCGAGCGCAGATTGAAAAATTGCAGGAGCCCTGAGCGGTCCATCTCGTTTGCCTGCTCGCCCACGTTAATCCCAAGCGCGTGCTGGCCTGCGTCCTTAAGGAAG